TTGGATTTACTACCAGTTAACATGAGGGATAACTCAGAGAGATACTAGTATACTAATAGTAACACTAGTAATAATCTATACTTCTTATGTAGACTTATATTAGTCTATATAAGCTTATAACTAACTAAAGGAGTAACACTATGTATGTACCTCGTAGCGAAAGAGCAGCTAAGATTTATCCAGTTAAAGTTTATAATAAAAAGGGAGAATTGACTCAATACATAAGTTGGGCTGAGTTGGAAGCTAGAGATGAGGAGGACATAGCTCAGGAGGTTAAAGAACTAAAGCATGAGCTCAATATCAAGAGAACACTAAAATAGGCTCTTGCATATAGTAGACAAATAGAGTACACTAATAAAAACTTTAATACTGTGGAGTTTGACATGAATACAAAGGGTTTACAAATTGTTGTAGCAGTTCTTGTTCTTACAGTGGCGTTTATTGGGTGGTACTACCATAAACCAGATACGACAGTAATGGATAACTGGAAGTTTGAGCATTGTACTCCAACCAATAAAAACTGTGGAAGACTAGACTAACATAAGGAGGTAGCATGGCTAATAAAAGGAAAGTAACATTAGAAGAAGATGAAATTGTCATTCGCAGACCTGATCTAATGTATAAGCTAGAACAAGCCTATAAAAAGGGTATAGATACAGGAGAAATGATGGTTGGTGAAATCTTAGATATAGTAACTGAAGAAGATGAATGAAATCCTGATTACTTTAACTCTGTTAATACCTCCAGCTTCTGAAGGAGCTCACTGGGGAATCAATGAAGTTCCTAATCAACTGGTGGTGACTTATAAGTCTGGAGTAAAAGCCAGTTATAGTTCTATCCAGGTTCCTTGCCACACCAAGCCTACCAAGGAAGGGTGGGCGGTTTACCATGATATGTCTATGGGGCAGGAAGTTTGTTATTTAACAGACACTAATTATCCTGTCATGGTAAGAGGTCCTTGGAGAGCTACAACTAAAAAAACGTACAGAAAATGATTATCAATTACACAGTAGAGTTTACTTTAACAGTATGGGCTGCTTGGTCTGTTCGGCTTATTAATAGACAGGCTAAGTATGCTCTGTATTCAGGAATCCTGTGTAACCTCTGCTTCTTGTCTTGGTGGGTGTTTACCAAGCAGTATGGGTTCTTGGTGGGAGACTT